AACACGTTTAGTGTTAGTGACGATGGACTGCAACGATTGTGGTACTGCTTTCATGCAGACTGCAATGTCAAAGGGCGTACCGGCATCACGCTGACAAAAGATTTTGCCAAACATGCGCTATCTCGTAAAGAAAAACGGACATCACCACCTGACACATCTGTATTTCAAACACCTGATACGTTTGTTAGTCTCTCTCGCAATCTTGATGCAGAACTTTATGTTCGCTCTGTAAATGCTTATGATGCTTACCTTTCTGGTCGAGCAAACATACAGTATGATTTCAAACGGAACCGTGTTGTGTACATGGTTAAGGATGGACGACGTGTTGTTGATGCGGTGGGGAGAAGCATAGATGGACGTAAACCAAAATGGTATCGATATGGAAATAGTAAACAGCCTTTTGTCTGTGGGAGCGGAGATATTTGTTTTGTGGTTGAGGACTGTGCTTCATCATGCGCTATTAGTAATATGACCACAGGCATAGCTTTGCTAGGTACAAATCTCTTGCCTGAACATGTTGGCTTGTTAAAAACGTACAAGAAGGTAAACATTGCCTTAGACAAAGATGCTACAGACAAAGCACTTGACATGGTACGCACGTTGCATAATGTTGTACCTACAAAATTAGTCATCTTGACACAGGATTTAAAGAACATGAAGGGAGACGAGCGGGATGAGTTCATTCGACAGTACATTGATTGACAGACAAATACTTGGGTTTTGTCTTAATAACGACTTCTTTGGTCGTGCAAAGAACATTCTTGATAGAACTATGTTCCAGCGTGAGATGCGTGACATATTTGACACGCTGACTTATCATCACACTACTTATGATACGAACATAACTGTGGGAGAACTGGCTGTTTTATTCTCTGACCGTTACCCTGCCATGCCTGACAGCGCACGTAAGAATGTACATGATGTGATTGCACAGCTTGATTGTGGCACACCTGACAACGTGGACTTGCACATGGAATTGGTAAACAACTTTTGGTTGCGAGACCGTGCGCGAATTATAGGTGAAAAAGCAATCGAGATATTTACAGGTGAAAGTGAGGAGTTTGGTGAGCTACGTCGTCTCATTGAGGCTGTCGAAGATGGGCGAATCAGTGACAAGACAACCTACACGGAAGAAACATCTACGCTTGAAGAATTATTAGATGACCAAGTGGGAGACCCTGACTTCCCTTTTGAGTTCAGCCTCATCGGGGATGAGGTAGAGGGTCTTGATAGGGGCAACTTAGGTATCATCTTTGCCAGACCGGAGGTAGGTAAAACCACCTTCTGCTGTTTCCTAGCTGCAAGTTATGTACGTGCAAAGCAAAAGGTAGTATATTTTTCTAACGAAGAGCCAGCAAAGAAAATAAAATTGCGTCTCATTCAGTCATTCTTCGAAGTTACACAGGAAGAGCTTGACAAAAATCGTACTAAGTACGTACCATTGTGGGATGAACACATTGCACCGTATTTTAAAATTATGGCCTCTGTTGGTACGAGTGTAGAAGAGGTGGATGAGTATGCTAAACTAAACAAGCCTGACATAATCTTTTGTGACCAACTTGATAAGTTTCGTGTTGCCGGTGAATACAATCGAGGTGACGAACGATTAAAAGAGATATATGTCAACGGGCGTGAGATTGCCAAGCGTAACAACTTGTTATTCTGGGCTGTGTCTCAAGCAGGTAATGATGCTCATGACCGGCAGTTTATTGATTACTCTATGATGGACAACTCTAAGACAGGTAAAGCTGGTGAGGCAGATATCATTATAGGCATAGGTAAGACAGGTTCAAGCGAAGTAGAAAACACCGTGCGACACATCTGCATATCAAAGAACAAAATCAATGGGTGGCATGGCATGATACACGCTCAAATAGATATAGCCACAGGAGTGTATTACTAATGCGGGTGCTTACCTTCGATGTCGAAACTACACATCGTGACAAACCCAGCGGTGGCACGACTGCACTGCCCCACTTTGGTAACCGTCTTGTATCTGTAGGTTTCAAGTGGTTAGGTAATGACGTACAATATCTATGCTTTCATCATGCAGACCGTGAGCCTAGCCGTGATGCGTTCAACATCTTTCAAGATGCCTTGCGTCTCGCAGATGTGGTTGTTGGACAAAACATCAAGTTTGATTTACAATGGGTACGCTCATGTAACTTTACCTACGAAGGGCATGTATATGACACGATGGTTGCGGAATACCTTTTGGCGAAGGCGAGGCGTTGGCCTCTTGGCCTTGCTGCTCTTGCTAAAAAGTACGGCGGCATACAGAAGGAGAAAGACCTTGTTCAACCTTATCTCAAGAATGGGAAGACGTTCTATGAGATACCGTGGGAGATAGTAGAAGAGTACGGCATAGCTGATGTAGCCGCTACAGAACACGTTGCACTCAAGCAATTAGAAGCCTTTGGCACGACATTTGAGGAACTTTATGGAAAACGAACTGATACCGACACTGAAGCTGTCGCTTGAGATGACAGACGTACTTGCTAAGATAGAGTACAATGGTCTGAAAATAAACCTCGATACACTAGAACACATACGTGATGAGTACGAAACAGAGATGTACGAACTCGAACGTTTGTTGGCTGACTTGGCACGTGATGCTATGGGAGATACTCCCATCAATCTTGCCAGCCCAGATGACAGGTCGATGCTGTTGTACTCACGCAAAGTTGCAGACAAAACTCTGTGGTCTCAAGTATTTAATTTAGGGCATGAGGTGCGCGGTTCTACTCGCAAACCAAAGATGCGTACTCGCATGAGAGCCAAAGAGTTTAAGGAAAACGTACGCGGTTTGACACGTGTAGTGTACAAGACAGAAGGACAGCGTTGTCCAGACTGTGATGGTGAAGGACGCTTTCACCCCCTACGTAAAGATGGCACACTGAGCAAAGCAGTTCGAGTGTGTAAGACATGCAGGGGTACGGGTGTCCTGTATCGCAGTACCGGTGAGGTAGCTGGTTTCAAGCTTGTGCCTCGTAATCCGATGGATGTTGCGTCTGCTGGTTTCAAAACAGACAAGGTTACACTTGAGGAACGTGCGCCAGAACTTGATGGTGCGGCTCGTGACTTTGCTGAGTCTTACGTGCGGTATAATGCCTTACGTACCTATCTAACTACTTTTGTTGAAGGGATGCAAAACAATGTTGATGAGAATGGTTTCATACACCCAGAATTTATGCAGTGTGTTACGGCGACGGGTCGCCTTTCGAGCCGCAATCCTAACTTTCAGAATATGCCACGTGGAAGTACCTTCGCTATACGCAAGGTTGTCGAGAGCAGGTTCAAAGGTGGTCAGATACTTGAGGGGGACTATTCTCAGCTAGAGTTTCGTGTTGCTGGTTACCTAGCTAACGATGACGGCATCTTGACAGATGTAGAAGCTGGTACAGACGTACATAGTTACACAGCTAGTGTGATAGGCTGTACTCGACAGGAAGCCAAGGCTCATACCTTCAAACCTCTTTACGGTGGCGTGAGTGGTACTGAAGACCAGCAAAGGTACTATCGTGCTTTCAAAGAGAAGTATGCTGGTGTGAAGGAATGGCACGAAAGGCTACAGAGAGAAGCTGTAAAGCATAAGCAAATTAAATTACCATCAGGCAGACAATACGCTTTTCCAGATGCAAAGTGGACAGAGTGGGGTACAGCTACAAATCGTACCGCTATCTGTAACTATCCGGTGCAGGGATTTGCAACCGCAGACCTGCTGCCTATGTGTCTTATACGTCTTAGCCACCTAGTGGAAAAAAATAATTTACAGTCTGTAATATGCAACACTGTGCATGATTCTATCGTTATGGACGTACACCCTGATGAAAAAGACATTTGTATCAAACTGATGGTCAAGGCAATGTTAGCGATACCAGAAGAGGCAGAGAAGAGATATGGTATACAATATACGATGCCGGTTGACATAGAATTAAAAATAGGATACAACTGGCTTGACTTAACTGAAGTCAATGTGTAGAATCAATCTACGCAACCCTAATCGTAATGGAGAATCGAATGGGAAATCTTGT